GGTGGTTGCACATGACCTTCCCCCCTACCACGTTGGACGGGACACTCGCCTCCGCTCCACAGTCTTCGCAGAGGCTGATTGTCCACACCCAAAACAACCTGCGGTTCTCCACCCCACCGACCCTAGGCTCGACAAAGTGCTCGATCCTCTCCCGCTTGCACTTAAGAAGTACGGACAGGCCCATCCGCGACCCAACCCGGAGGAGTACGTGGCTTTGCGGGAATACTACGTGGATCACTTCCTCCAGATGCGTATGCAATTTGGTCTGGATCTTCCCTTCGAAACTTACAACTTTGAAGATTCCTACACCGGGGCTGGTGTCCTACCCCCAATCGACCAGAAAACTTCCACTGGTCCCAGCTACGCTCCCAACGGCTATACCAAGAATCATCTCGTTCGTGATCTCGAGCGATACAATGCCGGGGGACCACGCGGACCCATACATCGCGCCTTTGACGACCGCATGTTCGCCCTCGAAAGCGGAGTTCCACTTCCCCTCCTTTGCGCAGAGGTTCTCAAGGACGAGAAACGCCCGAATCGAAAGATCCCCCTTGGCCAGACACGCTCCTTCACACTCATCGATTTGGACTTCAATCTCGCCATACGCTCACTTATGGGCGATTTCGTTGCCCTCATCCGACGATCTCGGACACGATCATTTTGCCAAATCGGAATATCCTTCGCTCGTGAGTGGAATGAGCTCGCCCTTCGCTTGTCGGACGGAGACCCGGACGCTCTGGTCTGTGATGCGGACTACACTGCTTTCGATGGCGCCGTTGCTGTGGATTACATCGCACTCTTTGCCGACGTCGCCTCTGGCGTCTATGCCGACGACAAGGCTGCACAGCGACGCATACTGGCTGAGCAGCTCAGTGCTCGCTTCTCGCGGCATGGAACCCGTCTTATCGCACTCACCACCGGCATGCCCTCTGGATGTGCCATCACCGGCGAGTGCAATTCTCTCGCAAACTCGGCCGTTCTTCATCTCGCCTATCTTAGGCAACGACGACTCGACGGCGATGAGCGACACCCTTCTCTCATCCTCGC